AGGCTTTGATCGGTGGAATCGTGAGCCGCGAGCGCGCGCCTTGAGAAAAATTGAACGGGCTCAGCGTACGGAAACGCGGGGAACGCCCCCACGATCGCGACGTTGCCCACGCTCGCCGCTCCTCCTGCGAGAGCTGAAGCGTCGATCCGCGCATAGATGCCAGGGCGGGACGTGGGCGAGAAGCCCGACTGAGATAGAGAGCTGGGCATACTAGATCCTTGTCGGTGAAACGCGCCCGCTAGGCGCGAGAGCTAGTGAAAGGGAGCCCACGACGGGATCAAAATTACCCGCTCTGAGCGCGTCCTCTTGGAGCATAGCAGACACAGAGATCCGCCGCATAAACGCCCCGAGCTCCTCCGCTGCGAGCTCCTCCACGGGCGCGAGCTCCTCCTGCTGATCGATCTGAAAGAGCACATAACCCGAGCGTAGGAAGTCGGCGCGCGAGGTCTGAAGGATCCTCATCACCAGAGAGCTGAGCGTGTCGGTGTAGTCCTCAGATCGGGTCATGATGTCGATCCGCGCTCGTTGGCGTGTGATCGCGCTCTCTTCGCCTCCTGCTGTATGACCGAGGGGGCGCTGCTCCACAGAACGAGAGAGCAGGCGCACGACGATCACAGGAAGCTGAGCCGTTCCTGCTTCGCCATAAGAGCGCAGGGCTGGGGGGGAGCTGTTGAGCCGATTAAACATATCCTGAGCAAGGTCAGCGCCGAGGGAGGGGATCCCGAGCAGAGCAGAAAAGGCCCCCTGGTCTCCCTTGTAGTGATCCAGACCGGAGCCGATCGCGGTGATTAGGTGTCGGTGCATCATATCCCGGCCCCCTCGATGATCTGATCAACCTGCGCCGCGACCCGGTGCGCTAGGTTCGCGGGCTCGCGCCTTGGGTATTGCCACGCCTCCGGGCGCTTCCAGCTCGCTGTTCTCCAAACTGCATACGTTGATCGGGTGCCCTGATTCCCCGCAGCCGCTGACGAGTAAACCCCTTCAAGGCGCCTCATCCCTGCGAGGAAATCGGAGACATTTACAACCCCGCTCTGATTAACCAGATGACGAGCGCGACCTGAGGGCATCGAGGAGCCGTAAATCAGGCGCCCCGAGTACTGATCTGAGGTCGTGGCGCTGAGTTGTTTAGCCTCTGAATATGCGCCCTTGAACCCGTGGCGCCGGATCTCTGCGACCTTGCGCCTAAACATGATCGATCGGTAGGGGCGCCCCTGTTTGTCGTATCTGATCCGCGAGCTCCCGGGCTTTCTGTGAGCCTCGCTCAGGAGAAAATGCCGCAAATCAACCGGGCCCCACCCGTGCTCAATGATATGGGCGATCGTGCTCGGCGCCAGTGCGACAACGACAAGATCTGCGGAGACACTCTTGATCACGATTGCGCTCAGGTACTCGGGGAGAGTGCTCTTGAGCCCGTACTCTCGCGCCTCCGCTTTCCATGCCGCGCTCAGGGCTCTCGCGATCCGGTGCGCCCGCGCCTCGCGCGATTTTGGATCTAGGCCGGTCTGGATCATCAGATCAGGCCCCCCCGAGGAACTCTAGCCGGGCCTCTGCATAGATCGGGAGCTCGATCTCATACTGGCTCGGGCTCTTCCGAACGGCCTGAGAGTCCCTCACCGCGTGGGGGTGGTTCACGATCATATATCGGGGGCTCGCGTAATAGGTCACAGAGTACCGAGAGCCCTGAGCAGGAGCGCGCCCCGCTGGAGCTCCTGACCAGTCGATCTCTCCCCCTGCGCCGATCGTGAAATCTACCCCCTCGGCTCTGGTCTCGCTCGGGTCCACCTCTCCCTGAGCGTCAGCAAGGAGCAGATAACGGACCCCGAAACTCTGAGGCCCCGCTGCGAGGTCGTGCGCTCTGATCTTGATCTGATACCTGGGCGAATCCGTCGCCCCTGATCCTCGCGTCAGTGTCTCGGAGAAGAGCATCTCTGACTGGATCAACGTGAAACGGTCCCCGAGCCGGGGAAGATGCTCAGGGAGGAGAGTGACCCCTATCTGCCCCGAGGAGAGCGCGCCCCCGTACTCTGAAAAACGCTTGTCCTCAGCCCGGGCGCCTGTGATGAGAGCGATGATTTCTTGACCGGAATGATACGCATAGCCGCGCCCAGCACAAGCAAGACAATCAGCCCGCGCGCGAGCGTTCGCCGGTAGGGATCCGGCGCCGAGAGATGATGAGAATCCATATTCCTCCGCAGGTCGAGCGCAGGGGCAATCTATCGCCTGCTCCCAGTAGACCCTCGCCCCGTGCGAGAGGATCCGCTTCCTAAACTCCTCGGGGCGGAAATCAGCCCGGGGCGTTAGTTTTGGGGGAACCCGGGAGGGGAGAGGGATCGCGCTCATAGGGCTGCAACCTGGATCGGGCGATAGGTGGCGCGGAGCGTGGCGATCAACTCTTTATACTCTTTCTGAAACTGGAGCACCCGCGCCCCGTAGCCCGAATTTGTCGCGCTAGAGGTCGTGTTAAGGTTCTGGCTCAGCCCGTCCATGCTCACGCTCAACGAGGCGATCCCCGCGCCTGCGATGAGATCCCCCGCCACGTCGAGAACCAGCGCAGAGCCCCGGAGAGCGACCGCGCGCACGATGTCCCGAGGGAGGCTGTCGATCTTCCACTCGATCGAGGTGTCAGCCCCCTGAGCCGCATCGATCGAGACGCTGATCGAGTTGTACCCCTTCTCAGCGATCTTTGCTGTGACCCCTGCGGGCGCGGTGAGCTCAACGTCGTACACGTCCAGAAAATCCCGGCCCAGTGGCGCCGAGCCCGAGAGCTGGCCCGCTGGGATCGTGATCGTGCCCGAGTAGAGGGGGAATCCTGCCCGGTAAACGATCTCAAAATAGCCCGGGACGTAGGAAGAATGAGCCAGATCCCCGACGAGGACGGGCTGGCCCCCGATGATCAGGTAAGAGCTCGCGCCTTCTGCGGTCGGTACTAGGTGAATCTGTCCCGCCATAGGCTCAGGAACAAGCGCCCATTCTGGGGGCAGCTCCGCGCGCGTCGTGCTGTTCCCGTAGAGAAGATTTACCTCCTGCACGTCCACGATCGGGCGATACCTGGAGCGGAGAGGCCACCAGCTCGGAGCCTGTCCGGGGTCCTTGTCGTGGCGCTCGCGGAAGATCTGAGGCTCAAAGATCAGCCCCAGCTCATCAGCCACAGCGCGCGCCGACTGCTCGATCGCAGTGTTGAAGATCAGATCGGGGTAGGGGCTCCCGTCGTCGAGCGTTAGATCAACGCCGAGGAGGTAGGTGCTCTTGAGCCAGTCCGGCCCATATCCCCGCTCTTGAAAGGTCGCCATTTAATCGGCCTTTTTCTTAGGTCGGCCCCTGCGCCGCTTAACGGGCTCAGGAGCAGGCTCGGGGGCAGGTTCTGGGGAGGGCTCAACGATGAGCTCCCAACCTGCGCCCGCGAGCTGTGCGCGTTCCTCCTCGCTCAGATCAGACACATCGATCACCCCATCAACCACGGGCACCACGCGCGACAGCACCCGAGCGGCTTTGATTTGGGTTTGTTTCCGGTATCGCATGATCTGAGCTCCTATGCTCTAGGCTTAGGGGTTAAGGAGGGTGAGGCTGCCGCCTACGGCGGACGTGTCCCGGGTGCCGATGTTCTCGATCAGGTGCATCTTGCTCGGGAGCTTGACCGCGAGGGCCCCAAAGAGCATGAGCAGGAACGGCATGGAGGTGTCAGTCTGCGCGAGCGGGCGCCGGATCAGGCTGCTGAGCTGGTACCAGCAGAGATGATCGGGCGAGGTGTTGACCAAGATCGCGTCCGACGCGCCGGGGGTGCGCGCGTTGAAATCGGTAAACGTGGTGTTCGCGCCAGTGCGCTTCGCCTCACCGATCAAGAGCGCCCCGTTCGCGTTCGCCGCGTCCTTTGCGCTGCGGTAGATCTTGAAATAACTGATCTGCCCCGCAGCGTCTCCAAGCGTGAGCGTGACCTTCTGACCCTGAGCCACAACGACAGCCGCGCCGGAATCAACCGGGGCGCTCTGACCATCGGGCCCGATACCCACGACGCTATAGAAATAGTTGCCTGCGTCGTTCGCGCCAAACTTGGAGGTCTCGCCCACTGCGACGGCGCCCGCTGCCTCTGCGAGGGTCGGGGTATTGACCGCTCCGCTATAGACCGCTGCGTTGCCCGGACGGACGCGATCGATCCGCTCAAGGAACGGACAAGCGACGACCGGGATCGGGCCATAAGGACCAGAGATCGCGAGGTCTGAGCGCCCGTAAGTGAGCGTCCCCTGTGCGCTGATCTGATCGTGGCGCCCGTGAAGAACACTCTGCTGGATCAGATCGCCAAGGACACGGGGAGAGACCAGGATATGAGACGCCTGCCCGTAGAACGGAGCCCCATAGAGCGCGCCCATGACCTCTTGAAGATACAGCGGCGTGAGCGCCTTGCCCTCAAGATCCGCGACGTTGCCCCCGTCCCGGACCTGCTTGATCAGGCCGTCGAACGCGAGATCGTTGATCGTGTTGTCGGCGTGAAAAAGGTTCTCCTCAAGCTGGCGGAGAATGTTCTCAGTCCCGCGCCGAGTCTCCTCAGCGAGCGCGTTCTGATCAGGCCCGGCGAGAGTGACCATAGAGGCGACATCGGTGACGCTCCGGCGCTCTGCCATATAGCGGATCTTGACCGCGACCTTCTCATATCGGCCCCGGTTGAGCGCGCTGATCCCACCCTCGGAAATGAAGGGGTTCATTGAGGCGCCGTGATTCAGAACGCGGTTATATTCAACGATCGTATTCAGCGCCGCGACCTTGGAGAGCATAGGCCAGAGGCGAAGATCTCCCATTGAGCTCGTCGCGCTGGAGAGGGTCTGAGCGAGCTGCTGCGGAATGAGCGGGCTCAGGTTGCTCGCGATCTGGCTCCCGCCCTGAGGAACAAGGGGCGTCTGATAGCCGACCTCGCCCTTCTGGAGCGACCCCAGAACGCGCGCGATCTCTTGGCTGCTGGTAGCGTTAAACATTGATCTTTCTCCTTAGACGAGGCCAGCGCGAGCGCGCGCGGTCTGTGGATCTGCTCCGCTCTCCAGCATCGAGATCGCCTCGACTGCGGAGGGGGCGGAGTCCGGGGAGCTCTTGATCAGCTCCTCAAGCTGTGCATAAAGATCGGCCCGGGCGTCGCCCTTAGCCATCTGCTCCCCGGGCGCGGGGATGTAATCGATCGCCTTAGATCGGGGTGCCTCTGCGCTCTCGGTGCGCTGCGCGTCGAGGCTAGATCGGAGGCCCTTGAGCTCCTCCTGCTGGCTCTTGATCAGGCTGACCATCGCGCCCAGTGCGGTCGCCTGCGCCTGATTCTGCGCCCGCTGCTCCGCGAGAAACTGATCGAGAGCAGGGGCGAAGAGCTCCGCGAGCTCCTGCTGGCCCTCGGCGTGAGCCTTGACCAACCGATCGGCGTGCTCGGCCTCGATCCGCTCTTGGGCGTCCTGCGCCTCTTGGATCGCCTCAAAGCTCTTGCTCAGCTCGCTGTTAAATGAATCATCACGGAGCCGCTGATCTGCCAGCCGCTCCGCGCGCTCGGTGTCTGCGCCCGCTTCGCGGAGCAGCTCAATAAGCTCATCTCTGATCATTTCTGATCTCCTATAATTTCGCGCGCCGCACGGAGGAGATCCGAGACGGGGAGCGCGGGGAAATTGGTTGAGAGCGCCCGGATGGTGTCTGCTAGGCGCCGATCAAGCACCCGCGGCCCCGCGTTAGAGATCCCAGGGTCGAGCTGCTGAGGTACCAGGGGAGCCAGTGCCCCGCCCCCGTGCGCCGGGGTCTGGTAGCCGATCGCTCCCTTGTAGAGGGCCTCTAGCTGATCGAAGCTCTTGCGGAGCTCCATCGAGGTTTGAGGATTGATCGGGGATGAGGTGATCGCGCAGTGGCGCACGATCGCCTTTTTGACGATCTTTGGATCCTGCTCATCGCGCTCAGCGACGTGGCCCTCGACGCTAAAACCGAGCGATCGGAGCCCCCGGCTCTTGGACATCGCCCGCGCGGTGTCGTAGACCTCGCGCGCCTTGGGACGATCGAGCATCAGGACACCCTCGACGATCGTTTGATCCCCTTTGCGGATCACGCGCGTTGGGTAGCCTAGCAGGTTCTCGATCCCGGGGCGGTGCTCGTAATTGAAGTACCCCGAGCGTTCAAACTCAGAGAAATCGAGCCCGTCCTGAAGAACAATCTCTCCCTGAAGATCACGCGCCTCGGTCGAGATCACGCCCCCGATCTTCGCGATCCCGTCCTGCTCAGTCTCCGCCTTGATCAGCGTCCAAGCTGCCCCGATCCTCATCATCGCGCACCCCCCGGAGCCTACCGGAACGATCCACCCGCATATTTTCGGGCACTGTGATCATATCGCAGCGACAGCGGGGGTGCATTGGACCAGCGACCGGTAGCCAGTTTCTCCGCTTTCTACCTGCGTTTGTTCCGTTGGACAGTAGCTCAGAGACAGCAAAGATCCGGGGCTCACCTTCCGGCTCTAGGTACGCCTCGCGACAATCGCCACAGGCCCCAGAATCCGGGATCTTCGCGACCCGGGCCCCCTCCCCCTCAAGGATCATCGCCTCATAAAGCTGCGCGTCCATATGCGCCGCTTGGAGCTCGGTCTCAGCGATCCGATCCCAATTCCTCGCGAGATCTCCGAGCCGGTCCCTCATCCTCCGCGCGACCTCCGCTCGGGGGGCCCGATCGATCGTCGCAGTTGCGAGCTCTTCGCGAATGACCTCAAGTCGCTCCTCTCGCAGATCGGGATCCGGTGTGTAGTCGAGCCTCTCCCCGCTCCATTCCTCCCAGATCACCCGGTCGAGGTCTCCCTGGGTCATCGACCCCAGCCCCCGGATCAGGCTCCCCGCGCTCTGATACGCCCCCACGACCGCAGCCCGATCCCCGTCCCCGAGCCAAGAGGGACCGATCGGGGGAACCGCTCCCGGCGTGGGCTCGGTGGGCCGATCCGCTTGCACCTGATAAGGGCGAGGCCCCTCAGGTATCTGAAGCCGCTTCGACCATTCCCTGACAGTGGCCCGGCGCAGCTCTTCGCGCTCTGCTCCTCCTGCTTCCGCGTACTGCTGCCCGATGAGCCGGATCATGAGGATCGGGTTTACCGGCTCACCCTCGACCCGGCCCACAACCAGCCCGCTCAGAGCGTCGGCCCTCAAGATCCCCTCATCGATCAACCGCTCCGCGTACTCTCGCGAGACGCCCGCAGCTTCTAGCCCGAGGAGCTCGATAGACAGCGCAGCAAAATGATCATCGATCACGCTCGCCGCTTTGGGGGATAGGTCGGAGAAGAGCATTAGGAAGCGTTGACCGAGATCCCGCCCGTTGCATCACGGACAGCATCAAGGGGCTCTTTAGGGGGAACGGGGAAGAGGCCTGATTCTCCCTCAAGACCCTTGAGCACTGCCCGCACCTTGCGCTGAGCGACCCGGGGCCCGGTCATTGAGATAAACAGGTTTAACCATTCACGGGTAAGAGGATCCCCCTTAACCGCGCTCATCTGCTCATCTTCTCCGAGAAGGCTCTTTTGTTGTAGGCGTGTGTTGACAAGGGAAACCTTTACACGGGGCGCGAGCCCTTCAAAAGCCCCCTCTTGTTGAACCATCGCAGTATAGGCCTTGAGAGCATTAGTGATCGGCTCTTGGAACTGATCGATCTTGCCCTCTTTTGCGAGCTCCAGAGCCACCTGAGGGAGCTTCTTGCTCTTGAACCCCTCCGGCAGATTAGAAAGTACCCCAAGATCAGGAACGAGGCGCCCAGAGATCGCAGCCTCAACCGCAGCAACCCCTTGCTGAGTTAACGCCTGACCGCGCTCTGTGTCTTTCACCATCTCAGAGAAGTTTTGCTCTGTGATCATGCCCCCGGTGCGGAGCTCTTGGACAACATCGCCCAGTTTATTTGAGGGAGTTGTTAGGAAAGAGGCCAGTGATCCTCCATGTGATTCTAGGGACGAAGAGAGCACCCGGAGAGCCTTAGGGCTGAGCGCAAGACCCGCGCGCCGGGCCTTAACCTCCGCGCTCATCCCTCCGGTAAAGCTCTCATTTGCCACCCTAACCAGATTTCTCATCTCGTTCGGCGAATCAAATCGATCTTGTAGCACCCTGACAAGCATGGGCTTTTTAAGCCCGTCCACCTGCGCCGGATCTAGCCCAAAGCTCGCGGCCTCTTCCCTGATAAGATCAAGGTATTCGCCCCGCTGATCTTCAAGATCCCCGCGCGTGTGCAGTCGTTGAACAACCATCGCGCGCGAATTGCCCCCGATCGCGTGTCCTGAGGGAGTAAGGATCGGAGGCCCATTCACCGCGTCGGGGTTCGTTGAAACCTGCATCTCTGGGATGAAATTTTGAGCGTTCAGAACGACCTTACGCTGTTCTGTTTTGTCCCGGTAATAGTCCCGCTCTTGGATCCCTTTAGGGTAATCCTCCCGCTCAGTGAACGTCTCCGGGTTATGGCTCGCGATCACTGAGTCGGCCTCGACCAGCGCATAAACGATCTTATGTCGTTGTGGGCGCCCGCTCGCCCCGGGCATGATCAAGCGGGCCTTCTTGCCTTCATGCCCCTTGAGCTTCCCGAGGGCCTTGGGCTCTGGCTTGGCCTTGGCCTTGGGCTCTGGCTTAGCCTTGGGCTCAGGAAGAGGGGCCGCTTCAATTTCTTTGATCTCGGCCTGTAAAGCGTCTTGCTCCTCGATCAAGCTTTTAAGGCTCTGTTCATGATCCTTTTTAGATTCTAGGTGCATAGAGTCGCCGTGTATTCGCAGAACAGCTTTATAATCTCGTATCTGGCGCTCTAGTTTGTCAATTTGCTCCCGTGCTTGTTGAACACGGCGCTTTCTTTCTTCAGCGACCTCTCCCTGCTCAATCTCTGGCTTGGCCTTGGGCTTGGGCTCTGGCTTGGCCTTGGCCTTGGGCTCGGGCTCGGGCTTGGCCTCGGGTTCCTTCCCCCGCTCCGCGATCTCCCGCAGCTTCTCGGCCTCGGCTTTAGCTCGGGCGATCTGCTTCTTGGTCCCGGTCTTTTTGGCCTGCTTGAGCGTGGCCTGTGCTCGATCTGCGACCTTGCCTAGAGCCTCGCCGTGCTCGATGTGTAGGAGGCGCTGAAACTCGGCCTTCGTCAGCTCCAGCTCTCCCCCGCTCTCATCGTGCCGGATCTTGAGCTTGTCCCCGTCTACGCTCTCGACGTGGAAATGCCCGGCCTTGCCCTTGTGCGTGAGCCGGAACGCGGAGCCCTCGACCATAGCCTCAGAGCTTGTGACCCCTCCCCCGCGCTGTGCTTGGTAGGTGTAGCGGTATCGCTTGCGCCCCTTCTTGTCGAAGTACGGCTTGCGCCGGATATACTTATGCGCCGCGCCTTTGCGCCAACTAGAAAGAAGCTCTGAGAACATCGATCAACCCTCCTCTTTTTTAGACCTTAGCCGATCTTGTCGCTCCATGCGTGAGATCACCCGCGAGGCCCACGCGCGCCCCGGATCGCCGCCCCAGAGGAGCCAAGCGATCATTCCTGCCCCGGGCTCTCCGTTCTTGGTCCGGCTCATCCTGTGCTGCTCATGGCGCGAGAAGAAATTTCTCATGCGCCTGATCGTCTCGGGGCGGATCTGTTCTCGGGCGCTGAGGTCGCTTGCCCTCTGAACCCCGCTCCCGATCCCCTGCCTCCCCGCTTCCTGCGTAGAGAGGCCCCCGCGCCCGTATTTTTTGCGGAGCTCCAGACCTCGACGCGCGGCGCGCGCGACTGTCTCCGGGGGCTTAAACCAGTGCTCAGGATAGCCGGAGCCTTTGCTCAGGGTGTCTCCGCTCAGGAGCTGGTCAAGGTCATCAGCGAGGCGATCGAAACGCTCGCGCGCAACCCTCCCCATGAGCTCCGTTAGGTCATCGATCAACCGGACCTCTCCCCCTCGGGCCCCCTTCCGCAGCGCCCCGATCGCGTCCTCGACCGATCGCCCCGTGGGGATCTCGATCGTCCCCCAGGTATTTGGGGTCAAGATCTGCCGAACCTCTCCCTCTTGCGCGAGGAGCTGGCGCCGGATCTCCGCGAGCTCGCCCGGGGCTCCTAAATCGAGCACGTTTAACCGGATCCTGCCCTTCTTCATAGCTCCCCCTTCTCGGCGTATGCCTTGAGCCTCTGCGCGTAAATCTTAGCCCATTTCTGCCCCTCCGCGCGGGAGGTGGAGCGGAGGACAGCCCGATCGGCCTCCATGCCCACCCCGAGGAGCTGCCCGGTCTCGCGGATCTTGGCGCTGAGAGCTTGGTTTTTTGCCCGCTCGATCGAGCTCCCCGAGGGCCTGACCACATACACCGGGCGCCTCTGCCCCTGCCGATAAACGCGCCCTGTTGTCTGTACTAGCGTATCAGGAGCCCACGGGCTGGAGACGTGCCCCACGAAACTACAACGGGCCTGAAGATTTGCGCCTGTCTCTAGGCTCTTGTGTTGAGCGATCAGAACGTCAAGATCCCCCTCATTGAGCGCCCGCACAAGCGCCCGTCGATCGGTTTGGGAGACCTGCCCCGAGTATATCGCGACCCGATCAGCGGTCACGACCCCCCGCGCGATGAGGGCCCTCTGGACAGCCTCCAGCCCCCGGATCCACTCGCAGAAGAGCAGCGCAGCGGATCCCGGTTGCGCCTCAAAATGAGCCTCTAACCGATCGCACATGAGCCCGATCTTTGGCGAAATGTAGTCTGGACGCTCGCGCCTGAACGTCTCCGAGAAAACGCTAGGGCAGACCGCTATCTGCTCAAGGCGCAGCCCCGGAGCATTTGCCCCCGCGCTCGCCCCCTCCGCGATCACCCGATCGATCGGGCGCTTCGATCGCGCGAGGCGCTCAATCTCTTGAGGCGCATCGATCGCCAGAGCACAGGCCCGGGCGACCCCCTGGGCGATCAATCGCTGGTCATCATCAAGCTCAACATCCGGGGTCTCATCGTGGCGGGGAGGGAGAGGGATCTGAGCGTCAATGTCTGCTCCGGTTCGGATGAACACCACCTCAGAGCACCGCTCCCAGAGCTCCCTGAGCCTATCCCCTCGCACGGGGCCCGGGAGGTATTCGGCGCCGCCCCAGAGATCCTCTCTCGGGTAGGTGTAGCGGGTAATAAACTCTTCAAGCGTCCCGAGCCCCGGGCCACAGATCCGGCTCAGGGTTAGATAAAAATCCCCGATCCTGTTCGGCTTAGGTGTCCCGCTCATCCCGACGCAAAAACCCGCGCGCTGAGAGAGAACCTCGATCGTTTTCCCGATCGCGCTCGACTCCCCCTTGATCTTGTGCGCCTCATCGATCAAGAGCGCGCCCCCGGAGAGGGCCCCGAGGGCCTGATCAGAATCAAAGACCCTCCGCGCGGTCCTGCTCACGCCCTGAGGAGAGATCACGACCAGATCAGCCGCCCCCGTGCGGAGGTCATCCCAGCCGCGCGCCCTGCGCTCTCTCGTCCAACCGCTCATAATGCGCGGCCTCAGCGCGGTGAGCTGGAGGTGATCAGCCCATGTCGCATGAGCACTCAGCGGGGCGACGATCACAGCTCGGGAGATCGCCCGCTCTGCGAAGAGCCGCGCGAGCCAGAGCGCCCCGATCAGGGTTTTGCCTAGACCCATCTCCATCGCGAGGAGCGCCCGGGGGCGAGAGCGGAGAAACTCCAGCGCCCGGGCTTGGTAGAGATGCAGGGACCAGCCCCGGCGCTCAAAGCCCTCGATCCACCTCGCCGGAGGGAGCTCTGCGCGCGGATCCCACCGCTCCGGGATCGCCGGAACCTCCCGAGCAGAGAGCAGCGCCTCCGGCTCAAGGCTCCCTGAAATGAGCTCTCTATCCTGCGCGGAACACTCCGACCACCACCGATCGAGCTTCTCCACGATCCGCCCCACCTGTGCAGCCGATCGAGGGTGTAGATCTCGCCCGTGCGCCCGCCTGAGCTTGGGG